CACTAATCAATTACGGATTCTTTACCGTTCATACGAAAGGTAAGGTAATCAGTGATTTTTACTCGGAAACTCTCGCAGAGTCGGAAGTCCGAATCAATGGCGTTTCGGGAGGTGTCGTTTCTAGCGTTAGCAAGAATCGGCACCAATCGCGCCTTGACTACGAGTGTAGAACTCGTGAGGACGTTGCGGCTCTTTACGATGTGAATACGACTAGCGTGCCGTCTAGTTTAACGGCATACCAGAACTCAATCCTTGGTGCAATTCTTGCCCAAAGATTGGGATTTACCCGGAAGGGGGCTTTCCAGCCCTCTTCGTAGGCCCATTCATACTCACCTTAGGAGACGTCCAATGCTAGCCGACCCAGTAGACGTTGCAGCCGCAGCTCCCACTCCTGCTCTTAGCTTCGCGTTAGTGAAGCAAGACGGATATGGTTCAGAACGGCGTGACAGTACTAACAATTATACCGTTATTACTAATCACGCTACTCTGAAGGGCGGTGGCGACAAACATTATCTGCAGATGTTGCAGACTGTTGTCGCCCCCGACCCTGTTACGGGTGTGAACAAGAAATACACTGCATCTTGTTCACTCACTATCGTCCGACCCTTGACGGGATTTACGGATGCCGCGATTGTGGCACTTTGTAAAGCCCTCACGGACTATCGAGACGATGCGCAAGTCACAACTGCAAAGCTCATCGCGTTTCAGAGCTAAGTTGAACTGGCTTATCCAACAAATGGAGAATCCAGTTTGGCTTACTCTGTTCAGCGCGTTGTTACTAACGTCATTCGTGTTACTTTCCTGGCGTATCTACTGTCTATGACAGCATGTACACTTACCGGGAATGGTAACGTGAGTGTGACGCAGGAACCTGTGAAGGTTCCTGGCAGTATCGGCCCTTAGTGGCCTGTGGTCGCTAGCGGACTCGGAATCATTTAACCCCCATAGGAGGTGCATGATGAAAAGTCCGATAGCGCTCCTCGCAAGTCTCTTGACTGACGTCAAGAGACTAGAACCTGATGTGAAAGGCCTTGATCGTGATGTCATCACGATCAAGCGTAGGTTCGAATCTGAGGGAGATGGTTTCCTTACCATCGCCCTACCTGCTTTAGACAGTGCTCTCGTGAGAGGCATTGCATCTGGCAGGTTCGCCTGCCCCGTCGGATTTAAGAAGATCCGCGGGGGAACAATCCCGGTCTTGTTTTCGGGTATGTTCTGCGAAATTTTCGATCCTATAACTGGAC